GGTGTGCTAAGTCGAAGTGCCTGTATCAGGGTTAGAGAAAGCGTTTTAACTGAGCTAGTTATCACTGATACGATTGCAGATCACTGTGAAGATGGTTGTAGGGTAAGACAGGTAAGTGTTGCAAATTTATTTGGAGAAGCTATCCGTCGAGTTACTAATGAGGAATCTATTAGTAGCCTCTTTGTGTAACATTTTAAAATAAATACAATAAGAGGATACGTGTATGCGAAAACAAACTAGAAGTATATTGCAAGAATTAAGTAATCTTGCTCTAAATAAAAACAATGATTTAATCATTGATACAACAGCTAATAATATTATTAACAGTTCTATTAATTTGATTAATTTAATTTATGAAAATTACACACCTGCGGAAGCTGCTGAATTAGAAAAAAGATTTATTAATAGTATCCGTTCGGCTGATCCAAATAAATTTAAAAGAGGCATACAACGTATAATTGAGAATAAAAGGAAACTTTAATGCTCTTAAAAGAAGGCGGTAACGTTTTTAAAAATCCGGACAAATCATTAGCAACTAAAAGGATAGACAGGGTTGATGTTGAAACTACACTTGCTTGGCTAGAAAAAATTACAGGATTGCCACATAATGATTTTAAGTTAGGTAGTACTGGGGTAGCAGACACTTCAGGTGATCTAGATGTTGCTGTTAACATAGATGATGTATCAAAAGATGAAATGGTACAAAAATTATCTGCTTGGTGTAAACAAAATGGAAAAAATCCAAAAGAATGGATTGCCAAGTCTGGCATCAATGTACACTTTAAAACACCAATAAACGGCGATGAATCACAAGGATTTGTGCAAACTGATCTAATGTTTGGTAATCCTGAATGGTTAAAATGGAGTATGCGTGGAGAACCTGGTGGCAGTCAGTACAAAGGGAAACATAGACATATTTTGTTAGCTAGTATTGCAAAAGCCCAAGGAATGAAATGGAGTTATTTACGTGGACTACTTGATAGGGCTACAGATGATGTAATTTCAGATCAACCAGATGAGATTGCTAAAATGTTACTTGGTAAAAACAGTGATGCTAAGAATTTAGAAACTGTTACAAGCATTTATGATGCTATTAGAGGAAGAAGTGATTTAGAACAACTTACCGCAGATGCTCGCACTGCATTTGAAAGAGACAGACTCACACTACCAGAAGGCACAGAGATCCGCCGTATCAAGGAGCTAGCCGGAATATGAGATTTTTTGAATTTTATCAGTCCAACTCAATACCACTTATGGAAGGAGCACGTATCCAGCATGCCGAAGACATAGTCTTCTGGGAAGGAAGTAAAGGTGCTACACGGGCAATCGAAGCTTTAAAAAATCTAGAACAAGGTGGACATACCGACGTCACTGTTAAGTGGGACGGGTCTCCTGCTATTATTTTTGGAAGGAATGAACAAGGAGAATTTGTTCTAACTGATAAAAGTGGTTTTACTGCAAAGGGTTATGATGGTAAAAGCACAAGCGCAAAAGATTTAGAAAAAATGTTGCTAAACAGGAAATACAGTAAAGGCCAAGAACCAGATGACAAATTTAGGCAGTTTGCAGGAAGTATGCGAGATATATTTGATGAGTATGAAAAGGCCACACCACGAGACCATATAGGTTATTTTAAAGGGGATTTACTTTACTACAACACTCCTTTGTTAAGTAAGGGTAATTTTACATTTAAACCTAACATTGTAACCTATACCGTAGATGCAAAAAGCGTCCTTGGTATGCAAATCGCTAAGAGTAAATCAGCAGTAGTAATACATAATGAAATTGATATTAACGGTGATGAAACTAGTTTAAAAATTGATCCCGAAACTTTCTTTAAAGGCAACGAAGTGCTAGTTATGCCTCCTGTTACAGCACAGGAAGCACCACAGGTTGACGATACTGAAATAAAAAATTTACAGGCTTTAACTAGCAAAAATGCTGCAGCTATAGATTCCTTACTTGATAAAAATACTCTAGCGTCAATGAAAATAACAGACTTTCCTAAGATTTTATATACCTATGTTAATAGCAAAGTTGATACAGGAATGGAAAATTTAGGTAAAGATTTCCTAGATTGGTTATCTACCAGTAAAGTTAGTCAAAGTAAAAAAGCTAAAATTGTAGAATATGTTGGCAAACAACAAGCAGGCTTTTCTGCAATTTGGCAGATTGTTACAGGTATACAAAATGTAAAACACGATATCATAAATCAGTTAGAAACACAAGATGTTCCTGTAAAAGCTTACATAAACGATAAGCCAGGTGGAGAAGGATTTGTAATGGCACATCCTGAAGGTGCCATTAAGCTAGTAGATAGAGGCGGGTTTACAGCCGCAAATAGAGCAGTAGAAAGATAATATGCAATTAGACTTTATACAAAGCCTTAACGAAGCTAGATTAACAAGAGGTAGTAGAGACGAACGCATCTTAACCTACAACGATTGTTGCGAAAAATTTTATTTAATTATTCTAACATTAAACTTTATGAGAAATTTCCCTCATAATAGTCCTTTTGTTCGACAGTATGCAAAAAATTCGATTTTTACAAATTATACAATTTTTAAAACAAGTGGTACTGATTTATATAATCTAATTTATTTTATAACCGGAGATGAAAAGGCACTGGCAAAGTTGAAGGATCCTGATGCAGCAGAAACACTACAACAGAAAAGAACACTTCCTTTGCAGAACGTTAAAGAATTCCTACAACAGCTATCAACAGGAAACATACCTGTTAATGCACAAAGGACTTTAATTAAAATTGAAAATGGTTTAGATATAGACAATAGCGAGTATAAAACTATTAGAAGAAATATTGGTAACATACATACTCTAAAAGAAAAAGCTATAAAACAAATTGCTACAAAATTACTTTTTGCTGCAAGAGCAAAATTAAGGAGCAGCGATATTATAGAGCATCTAAGTAAATTTATAGGACAATATGATTTTGAATCATATGCTACGAAAGATACTGAACCGCAATTTACAAATCAAGATATTGACGTAGATAATAGATCTCTATTGCTTTACAGGTTACTTACAAAAGAAACTAATATAATGTTAATCAAAGGTTTCTTACAGAATGTTGCTGAAGGAAAAAGTATACCAAGTACAATGGTAAAAGCTTATGCCCCTGTTGTAAAAATAGTAGATGACATCATAAAAGGAGGACCTGGATACATAGAAATGTTAAAGGTAATCCAAAAAAGAGCAAAAAATAATAAGTATTGATATATTATCATTTTTTTTGATAAATAATATTAGAAACTCCAATTTGGAGTGCCAAGATAAAGGAGAATGAAATGGCAGATTTAAGAGCAACTACAGTTGCAGATAATTATGAAAAATTTAGCAAATCACAAACTGACGTAGGAAAAGAGCTTATTGTTGCAGTCGGCGCCGGAGCTACTGATGCAGACATGAAAGCAATTATGGCACAATTGACACTAGCAGCTGGCGACGGTACTGGCACAGATGGCAACGGATATGATGCATTTACTGTATGTGCTGTTGGCATGGCCCTTAATGGTACTGATTATGTAATCAAGTTACAAGGTACTGGTACACCGAATTTAACCGATGTTAATACAGGAGGCGGAGCTAGAACACTGACCTTAGTAGCAACATTTGAACCAGCTAATTAATTATTATCCATAATTAAATATCAGATAAAAGCACCACTTTTACGTGGTGCTTTTTTTTTGACTTGTAAATAATTTATGAGAGTAAAAATCACCACATTAATTGATGTTTCAGAAACATCAAGGATTAGACCAAGTCAATCTATTGAATATAAACAAAGTTGTAATTACAACACTTTCCTTCAAACTATATCCTTAACTTCAAACTTTATACTAGAATCCATTACTGAAAACCACGTTGGAATTGGTAATATGAAATTTGGTGCTATGTTTAAAGGTAAACACAAATACTGGGAATTGATTTTTAGTACAGAAGCAGCAGACGCACAACAGTTAGATGACTTTATTAAATCTTTTAATCTGGTCCCAATTATAACCAATCTGACAGAAACTGTAACTATTGCTCCGTCTTGTATACAAACTGAAGATATTGAATTATGTAATACATTCTTTTCTATTTTAGAATAAATATATTATTATGTTTGGAGATGGAATGTCGGTAACTAATTTAGAAAAAGATAACCTCGAAGCCCATGTGGAATTATGCCATGTGCGTTATGGAAACTTAGAAAAACGATTAGGGATTATAGAAGAAAAAGTAGAAAAGATTCATGAAGATTTAGTTACTGGTAGTAAAGCATTAATGAAAGTATTCATTGGGGCATCTGTTACAATTATTGTAGGATTTATGTACATTAATAGTTATATTG